TTTGATTTAAATCAGCAGAACCTCTTGGAATCAATAGTTTTACATTTGTACTTGTACTTGCGTGTGCAATAATCAAGGAACGAATTTTGTTTATATATTCTTGTAAAGGTCTATAAAGTCTTACATCTGATTCAGGAAATGGATTTCTATGATGAACGTTCATCAAAGGTACTATTGGATAATTTTCAATAGGCATTAAACGTTCATATAGCAATTTATCTCCAACAGTTACAACCTGTCTTACTCTACATTCTTCTATTTCATTGCAATTAATTTCACCCATTCCTTTTAATTCTTCTGTAGTCATTGGTATTAAAATAGTAGTACTACCTGGAATAGAGTTTTCATCTTCTTCTCCAGGAACTCTTACTGGTTCTTGTGGAACTGGTTGTCCTTGCTCATTAAATTTCAAGTCTGGTAATTCATAATGAAAGATATTTCCTGTTGTTTCAATAATTTGATACATTTCTTCAACTGATTCATCTTCAAATAATATAATCTCTTCACCTTTTACAGTTTTAACTTTCATGTAATATTTTTGAGAATATTCTTGAAACTCTTCATCGTCAAATAAAAACTCTCTTTGAGAAAAAGGTTCATATACGTTATAAAAAGAATGTCTTTCTCTAGTATATCTTTCTATAAACTGTCTTCTATTATGAACTGTTTCCGTACCATCTGTAGAAAAAAGTTGACCTTCTGTAGCTGCAAGATTTGTTATCGGATAATCGTCTGATTCATCTGGATGCATTGCTGAACTTTCAATAATATCTGTAAACTCAGGATATATTTGCATAGATTGTTCATCAGTCATATATGTTGTAACTAAAATATGAGCAGCATCCCTAGCGTAAGTATCTTTAGAGTTAGGGTCGATATACACATCTAAAGGATTTATAGATTTAACATATACTTCTCCTTTACCCATATCAGCATCTGGGTCTTGGTACACTTGAAAAACTCCCATACCACCTACATAGTAATCATCAATAGCTTGTTTTAATTCTTCATCACCTGCAGATATTTGCCATATGTACTGAAATAAATCAGAAAATATTTTAGCAGTATCTCTATCAGAGTCTTCTCTACCAGTACTACGAAATTGAGGAGAGTTATATGTTAAAAGAGATTTAGCAGTTTCTACAATAGGGTGTATTCTATTTACTACGATTGGTGCTTGTCCACGTGCTTCTAGTACATCACGTTCTTCGTTGGTCCATTGAGCACCAGCTCTAAATTCTACTGATTCTTGAAATTTTTGTGCCCATAGTTCTCTAGCACTTTTATAGTCATGGAATATTTCTCTAGTAAGTTGTACAGATTCAGGTATTTCTATTTGATTAACATCACCAGTTTCGTAGTCAAAAACAAAACTAAGGTCATCTTTTCCTTGTGTTCTTGTGCTTTGTACTCTTTTTTGTATTTTTTTTGGCATTTATTGCTACATATCCCTTTGGTATCTCTACCTTGTCTACACTATCTAGTTTTGAAATAAATGTGTCAAAGTCTAAATAATACTTGCTTTTTTCCATAAATGTACTATAGCGAAATTACGGGAAAAATGTTGTTCTTGTCAAGAACTATTTACAATAACTTCCATGATTTCTTATTTCTGCGGCTATACCAGGGGGTATTTTCCTGTTTTTCCACAGAATCATGCAAAGGTTTGTAGCAATTTTTGTTTGCATAAAAGAATCCATCCAGTAAATCGTCGTGCTTTCCACGTGGATATAGGGTTAATTCGTCTATAAATGCCTGCATATTAGGTTGTATATGTACTTTTTTATTAGCAAATAAGGGTTGTAAGCTCTCTAATCTGTAGGATTTACTAGTTCTAGGATTCTCTTTTATCTCTAATCCTGGTATGAACATACCTAATTCTTCTGCTTTTTCTTTGATATATTGTCGTAACATCTCTTGATATCCTACAGACTCAATCCTTGTTTTGGTACTTCTATAGTTTTTAAAGTTGTTAATGATAGAATCTGCTAAATCTAAGGGAGTAGCTCTCTTCCTGTAATACGGGAGTACCCAACGATTATTATCACTATCAACAGCAATATTGAATATAACACTAAAATCTGCTCCTTTCTTCGTACTAGATGCGGGGTCGATACCAGTAAACACGTTTACAGGTCTCCTCTCGTTTACTTCCTCCCCATTCAGGGTCGTCAGAACGAGGGTCGACAACCCCTGCTCATCTCTTTCAATGAAACCGTCGTAGTATTGTAAATCATCTTTTCTAAATAGATTATCTTCATCTCCAACGATTTGACATAGATATTCTCTATAAAATACAGAAAGTCTGTTAATACTTTCTAATTCTTCTTTCTTTTCCTTTAGTTTCTCTATAGGCCATACTTCAGGCCATAAACTATAATCTTCTTCTAGGTTAGGTCTATACTCTTTGGTATTCCACCCTTTCATTTCTTTTAAGGTTTCCACCAAGCATCGTTCATGCTGGGGAGTACCAATAACAACTATCCTACCCGTTAATGGGTCAACGGATGGAACACCAGACTGTAATAGCCAACGAAGATTATACTCCATCGCTTCAGACGTCTTCGTATTGTTTTCATCTTCAGGGTCATCTAAGATTAAAAGAGTAGGTCGTTGGTTTCCGTGCTTGATACCACGTATCTGTTGTCCTGTCCCTTTACAAATTATTAAACTACCATCTTTTAACTCTACCTCAGTATTGGTCCACTTTCTTGCAGATTGCATTCCCCAATACCCAAAGAAGTATCTAAACTCTTTAGAATAGTCTAATACGTCTTTAATGGTACCTAAGAGTTTAGTAGCATGGGATTGAGTACGGGATACAAGTACAATTACTTTTACCCCTGGAGTGAACATCATATGAAACAAAGGAAATATCCCTGCTGCTACCGAACTCTTAGCATGACCACGAGGAGCAATGATATTAATTTGCTTCTCATCTGTGTTTAGTAGTTCTTTTGTTAAGTCATAGTGAAATGGAGGGGATTCACTACTAAACATATTTGGCATCACCATACGACCAAATAACAACATATCCTGTTGCATCTTTAGTAAAATATTTTTTTTATCCATCCTGTATAACTATTTCTACTTTAAAATCTTCAGCTACTGCTTGTAGTACTGCTAGCAATTCATTCAGATTCGTCTTGTTGCCCGATATTATGACTATCTTTTTCATCTATCTGTCTCGTTTGGGTTGCTTTTAATTTCTTTGTTTGCGTTTCAAAGTTAGCTTCTATCTGATGTGACATATCCATTTCCAATGATTCGGTAACCTGTTTTGTTTTAGGTTTCATATCTAAAAACTCCGACAGCTCTTTAGCTGCACGTATCATATTACCAGAGTCTTCTTTTACTTTAGCTACTTCAATAGCATCTTTTATCACATCTAATACAAAGCCTTCGTCAATATTCTTGTCTACTAAGACTTCTTTCAACTTATCTTGTATCATCTTCTTTACCTGTTTCGTTTTAAATAATCTTTTTGCAGCAATAGCGGGGTTTTCTTGGTCAGGCCTATATAACTTGCCTATTGTGTCCCAATTCGGCAGTTTACCCGCCATTTTAAACGCTATATACGCATCCATAGCTAAATCTGCACCACGTTTTTGTACTTCTAGGTCATTATAGCTCTTGGTAGACACCGTACTAAAGTTATTAGACTTCCAATGCGGTTCAAACTCTAGTTTACCCCACGCTGTTAGCCATTGTCTACCATATGGGTAGGTATATTCTACCTTATCCTTGTATTCTTTACGATAAATACACTCTGCTATGTACCCATCGTCAGAAATACCAAACTCTCCTTCTTTAGCTTCTCCCCAATGTTTCCATGTTAGGCCGTTTTCTTTAGCTTCTGCCTTAGTATACACCCTAAACGTCTGGGGTTGGAAGTTATTCTTCTTCAGTTTCTTTGTTATTGTTATCATTTGTCTTGTATTTTTTTTCTAAAAATTTTTTAAAGGGTTCTGTTTCTTCTTTAAAGTCAATATACTCTTGTAATAGCTTATCTATGTTGAATACTAGCATTTGTTGGTCTTGTATTTGTTTATCCATTCCCGTTAAAATGCTTAGCATTTGCTTATATGTTAACTTATTTTTTGCTTTTTTCATGTTTCTCCTAATGTAGGGTATAAATAAGATATAACTTATCGATATAACTTAATCGTAGTTTCTACAGAAACGTAATAAATAAGCTTATCTATTACGCTTATAGGCTAGCTCTTATTTTTTATTGAGTACAACCCCAGTTTCATTGCTTCTATTTTAGCTGCTATTTCTAATTCAGCTTCCATAATGTCGTAAATACGTAACGCTTCTTCATTTGCTTCAGATAACGGTACTCTTACCCATTTACCTGTTTCTTTATCAAGTTTTTCTAGATATTTTTTTTTACGTTTCATTATGATATAACTTACACAACAAATGGTATTAAAGTCCAGATAAAAAATTTCCAAAAAAAAATTGGGTTAGAATGCGTGTGCGTGATATATATTGAATATACCCACCCTTGAAATTGGTTTAAACTTATTATTTTCGTTGAAATTTACGATTTAGTTGACTTATACCCCTCCTCCAATTTCAAGGCGGTGGGTTTATTCTTACACCCTTGATATAGAGGGAAGAAGATTTCTTTCCTAAATTTAATGTAATTAAAGGAGTACGTAATGGAAAAAATGATTAATATTGTATTTAAAGCATTCTGGGGTAAAGGAAAGAAACCTTCCTTATTCTCAATCGAGAGTGCTGGTGTTGGTAATCAAGTTAGTATTAGAGGAGCATCTCTTGCTGATAAAGCAGATGTTATTAAAGCTCTCGATGCTGAGTTTGAGAAACGACCTACATTGAAGTATGGTGATTTGCAGTTTGATAGCGAGTATTCTTCGTTCACTGCACCTGTATTGCAAGCAGGTCGTTCTGGAACTCAGGTAACTATTGGTTCCAAGGAGTAGTTCATAGTGGATAGGGTCATTCGTGGCCCTATTCACTTAAATACCCTACAACAAAAAAAATGTAGCAAGGGAAAGAACACCCCTTGCACAGCGTAATAATTAAATAATATAATTGTAATGCGACACTATTGCTAAAATAATGCAGCAATGGTCTAAACTGCCTAAACTTTGAGTAAAGGGTTGAAAATCCTAGGTGGGCAATAGTAAAGTAGAACATATCCGATACCAAGGTGGGGTCTATGTCGCATTCAAATTATAATTAAATAATATAAAGGAAACTGATATGAAAAGTATGAGATATCATTTGATATGTGAATTGAATAAAAGGTGGAATGTAGCATTCGGAATTAAAATGTTTGAGTTTGGTAAGTTAAAAACAAGAGCATTATTAGCATTAGATGAATGCCAATCATTACAAGAAGTAAGGAATCTGATGAATGATTATCGTAGATATGATATGTTATCTACAACAAGCGGTAGTCAATCAGCATTCTATAGTTAAAGAAATTAGTTCAATTAATCGATTATGAAACTAATGCTTACAGAGTTATGATATTCTTGGTTGAGAACTAGCCGTAGAGAATAACTTTTAGATGTAAGCAAAAGATTAAAAGATTTAGATATTTGTTCCAGCAAAAGAAACAATACGAACCAGATATGTAAAAGATTAGTAATTGGGAAGTGTGGTTAATGCCAGCTTAGTAGATGAACCTTCGCTTACATATTAATTGAAAATGCAACGCATTGGAAATATATATTGTGGGAATTGTAGTGTGACTGTTGAAATGTAATGAATGTGGTTAAAGCGAGAACTATAAATCATTTATTTCAAACATAGGGACACGGTTAATCGTAATTCAAAAGACGCAGAGAAAAGCCTTCAGTTCGTGTCAAGAGCATAAAAATGTTAGGTAACTTTAAATAGTTCGCATTTGGCGTTGAGATTACGAACAAATATCTAATAGTATTACAAGAGGCAAGAAA